AGAAATACCTGCGCACAGACATCACCTTCAAGTGGTTCTCTCCAATGTTCTAATTCACAACCACTATATACTAGCATATCTCCTACATCAAGCAAGACTTTCGTGCCTTTTGGAGCATTGGGTTTGATAATAGATTTATACTCGTCTATGACGCTGTCAGCCCCTGTACCATCGATAAATATGGGCCATGGGTCTCCACCTAAGTTTAATGTGGTAGATATCTCACAAGAAGGTCTGTCTTTGTGACGTCTTAATATATCGCCTTTTTTATATATCCTAGCATACGAATATGTAGGCACTAGATTAAGACCTGTTTCTTTAGCCATGACTGGTAGCATCTTGACTAATAGTGTTTCCATAACTTGATCTGCATAATGACTGTATGTATTAGGAACTTGTTGATCGGACCACGTGCCTAGTAAACCTGTATCGTAAGTAATGTTATTTTTATACATCCAATTAACTGCATCTCTTTTTAAGAGAAAATAATTAAATATAAAATTAGCTAACTCGTAGCTAAGTGCACCTTTGATTACTTGATATTTATTAAAAGCCATTTTGTATAAAATTAAAACTTACTGATATTCTTATATCATTAGATAAATTAGGTTCAACATTATGCCAAAGATAAAAAGGAAACATTATAATTCTACCTTCTTTTGGTTCTAAATGCACTTCTCTCCATAATTCTTTTGGTGGTTTTCCAGGTTTTCTTGCTGGCATATTTAATTGTGCTCCCGCTCTTGGTTCATTACAAACTAAATTACCTGAGTCTTTTGGAGCCTTTACATAATACACACCGCTAAATAAACTATTAGGATGTATGTGTGGAGCATTATATCCACCTGGTGGATTTATATTAGCCCACATATTACCTAACACTGGTTCTCTGTCCAACCACTCTTCTTTCCATATATCATTCATCATTATAAATAATTCATTTACCAAAGGTTGAAACACAGGAATCTTATGCATTTCAGTTGTAGAATGCCAACCATTACGATTTGTTTTCTTTACACCAGGATCTCGTTTAGACCATTCAACTATTTCTTTTTCAAATGATTGATTATCTAACTTTACATCTTTGCCATATATATTTGTCGGAAAAAATTGTTCTTTAATCATCTAAATGGTTTACCTCCAAACCAAACAACAAGAGATTGTCTAACACCTCGTTTTACAGGATTAACCCTATGCCTTAAAAAAGATGCAAAACAAATAGCGTGACCTTGTTTTAAAATTTCTGCTTTATTTTTATTTTCAAGTAGTTCTAAATCTCCACCTTCAAACTCTGATGGATCATTTAACAATAATGTCATTGATATTTTTCGAACAGGTGGTTCGTGTTGCATGTTTACATCACAGTCCATATGCCAATCATAAAACCCGCCTTCTGGATATTCTGTAAACTGTGCCTGTTCTGTAATTTTAATGTCCCCAAATCCAAAATGATTCTCATTTGCTTTTTGAATAAATTTATTTAAATCGCGATACATGGGTTGCATTTCGTGAAACGGTATCCAAGATATTGTAGTTACTCTTTTCTTTGTGTCTGTGCCACCTCCAGATTTACCCATGCCAACTTTAGCTTGTTGAGGTGGTTGCCTTCTTCCACATTCTATAATATGTCTACACTGGTCTGGTGTAAATAATGGAGAAGTTGTTTGTATAATCCAACTCTTCCATTTAGGTTCACTCATTTGCATATTTTCGTACATTAATTTACTCCTCTATTTTTAATTGGGTCATACTGCACATCCATGTTTGCAGCTAAAGTTCTTCTAGAACCCGGTCCATTAAATGGATAAACTGTGTGTCTCATATCATATGGAAAAATATAAAAATCTCTTTCTTTAACGTCTGGTTGATAATCAACATTTGCAAACTGACCAGATGCTGAACCTAAAATTTGTAGTCTACCATTCTGTGGTGCACCTGGTGAAGAATATTCTATACCAAAACTTTGTGGTAGTTTTAAAATCATTACACTAGATAAACCTGTAAACGATGATCCTTGATGCACGTGCACTGGGTTATATTCATGTTCAAACATTTGATTTACCCAAACAGAATTAAGGTGAGCTTTATATTCAATTACTTTGTTCCATTGTAAATAATGTTTAAATACACTTTTAAACCACTCCAATACATTTTTTGGTAAATGATTATGTCTAGTCATTTTTTCACTATCTTGACCATCGTAAAATAAACTGTGTTCTTTTTCTATTTTACCAACCAACTGTTTATTAGCAGGTTTAAGTTCAGAATATTTTGTTTCATAAATATGATTGATAGTATTAAATACATCTAAAGGTGCTTGATACCTCAATACAGATTGACCTAAAAATACAAATTTAAAATCTAATGTGTCCATATTTCTGTCTAATCCTTTCTGGAATTTTTTTTATGTAAGGGTTATATACTTTTCTTACAGGTCCATCAAATAGTTTATGCATATTACTACCAACAATTTTGTCATCATAAGATAAACCATTTACATTAACTTGATCTAGATTAATAAATCGGTGATTAAAATACGGTTCACCCATAAATTCATATATTTTTCTAAACTCTTGTTCTGGTTGAGTGACCATGTCATCATATTTTACGAAATGACAAATATCAGGATAATTAAATGCATTTTTTATTGCTTCTAAATCTTTTGCAACAGCACCTTCTTTATTCATAATCATACTTAATTTTTCTTCGTCCGTATTTAAATTATATCTATTAGGAAATGCATCGGGATTTTTTGTATACCATTGCATATAAGAAGCTAATACATCCATTAGATCTCTAAGTAGTACAATACATTTAAACGGACGTTTATAATGTTTTTGCATTAATTCAAAATTACCAGGTGTCATCACTGGACCCCTGTCTATAATTATTCTTTGTGGCCAGTCTTTATAATAAATATCATACACAGAATCCAATACATTATCTAATGATTTATGATCTGGGTAATTTAAAAACACATCTGTGTTCTTTAACAAAAACAAATCTTTCATAATCTCTAATGTAATAGAGTTAGGTGTTGCTGCTATCTCAGGATTTTGATTCATAATACTTGCAAATAAAGTATTACCTGATCTAGGCTGTGCTACCAAAAATAATAATTGTTTATTTTTCTTTTGCTCCGAGGTCACTTGTTAATTGTTCTTTCTTGTTGTAAATCATTTCTCCTGATTTCTTAACTCTTTCTATAGTTTGTAATTGACCTAACACATTAAATACTTCGGGTTGACTTGAACCAGATGTTAAAGTTTCTGCTTTATTCTTCATAATCAAATGATAGGAATCTAGTTGATGTCTGTTTACATCTTGAGTATCAAACGAACCATCGTCAAATTCTTTTTTAAGTGTAGACCAAAGTTTAATTTCTCTCATACGATCTTTAGCAACTAATTGCATATTGGCTAAACCATATCTAGCTTCATCTAAATCAATTGTATATTTTTCTAATTTGTATTCGTCGGTTTCAGTTTCAATTTTTTTCTCTAACCATTTAACTTTTGCTTCTTGTCTTCTGCAATCAAATGATAGACTCATTAAGTTTTCTAAGAATACGTTTTGTTCTCTAACACACTGCCAATATTTTGCAGCTTTTGTTGGATACTTCGCATCTTGTAACACAGACATTCTCATTTCTGTCTCTGTTCTAAATACTTGTTTCTTGGTCCATGTGTCACGAAGCTCG